CTTGTTTCATTTGTCCCTACAAATATAGTATTTTATTATTAAAATTGTTTCGGTATCAAATTTTCTTTGTAAAGTGTCCGATTTCCTATGTATGTGGTTTGGATTGTGGCGCACTCACCATGTCTATTCTTTGAAATAATCAGTTCCGCATCCTCAATTTCGGGTTGTACATCTTCATATTTGGCGGGGCGGAAAGGGAACATCACTACATCGGCATCTTGTTCGATTGATCCGCTTTCCCGAATGTCTGATAACAATGGGCGTTTGTCCGTGCGTTCCTCGGGTTTACGGGATAATTGTGCCAACACAATGATTGTGATGTTCAATTCCTTTGCCAACAATTTCAAACCGCGCGATATTTCTGCAATTTCTTGTTCTCGGTTTTGTTTTGAACCCGTCATCAACTGGATGTAATCAATCACCAAAAGTTCCAACCCGTGTTTGGCTTTGTGTACTTTGGCTTTGGATTTCAATTGTTGGATTGATGCGTTGGGTTCTTGGTCCACATAAAATTCAACATCACTATTATTTACCGCATGGCAAAGTTTTTCCACTTCGTATTGGTTCAACGATGCGTTGCGAATCTTGTAATTCATGATGTCGGTAATCAGTGAAAAATATCTTTTTACCAATTGTTCGGAACTCATTTCCAAACTGATAATCAAACTTTTCCCACCCAACTTTGAGAATTCATAAATGAGTGATAAAGCCAAGGCAGTTTTACCCATCCCAGGTCGTGCAGCCATAACAATTAAATCACCCGCATTCCAACCTCCCAAAATTCTATCCAATGAAGCCCACCCCGTTGCTTTGCCCGTAATCCGCTCACCCCTTGCAATTGCATCCGTGATATTATCCAATGCCCTTGCACTTATCTTGTGGATGGATTCAGGGTCGTTAATGGTTGTAAACCTCGTTGATTCAATAATCGTTTGAGTGTCATCCATCAATTCCTTCAATCCCTTGGTTAAATCCAACTTGCCCAATCGTTCGATAAATTGTTTGTGCAAATACTTTTGTTCCAACTTGGGGATGTACTGGCTTATATTGGCCACATCGTGAACATTCTGCCCAATTTCAATGATTTGTACCCGTTCCTTTCCCGTCATGCCGTCCGTGGTGGTTATGTAATCCACGGGTTCGTTCGCATGGTAATTGGTAATCATGTTGCGTATGGCTTTGCGATACAATAAAGTTTCAAACCAATCCGCCTTCATACGGGGCAATAACGCCCGTGTCTGTGGGTAGAACAACAATTGTCCTAACACATATTCCTCAATGTCATTTGTCATAATCTTCGATATTAAAGTATTTTATTGGTTTTATTGGTACGGGTTCTGCTTTATTCAAATCTTTTGGTTCAAAAACCCCTTGATAATTTTGTGTGATTGAATACTCAACACACTTTGCAAATTGTTCTGCGGTGTATCGTGATTCCATTGTCTTAACAAATTGTTCCATCCCCGTCTTTTTGTACCCTTGTCTTTTTTCTTGTTTGTACTGAAACCACAAATCAAATGTATTTGCGTATTCTGGTTTCATCGCGGGGCGGGGGGCTTGTTGTTCCTTCATTTCTTTTTTTGAATTAACCAAATCACCTTTATTATCTTTTATATCATTATCACTATCACTATCATTATCATTATCGGCATTTTTGGTATCATTTGGTATGCGGTCGTATGCGGTCGCATCCCATCGCTTACGAGCGTTCTCGGAATTACGCTGCCTGATTGATTCATATTTCAACAAATCACGCTTCAATGCTTGTTTGATTGGTTCAAATGCAATGCGTGTAATTACATTGTCCGTTTGCGGATCCAGGTCATTCACATATTTCAAAATATGTTTGAACAAGTCACCCGCTTGTTCGTTGGTCAATTGGTCAACTGTGTGTATTAAATCACAATAGAGCAAAAACGATTTTTTATCCGTTGCCATTATTCAAACCCCTCATTTTTTAGTGCATACCCATATTCATGATGAAACCAAATACCATCAACACGAAAATCATATGTTAAAAATAATAAATCTATGTCAACATTATAACCGATTGTTGGTATATCATTATGTGCAGTAATGATAGATGGTAAAAACATAATATCCGAATTTCTATCAATTTCACTACCAATAATTGTCAAACTCAAATCATAATATTGTTCTTTGTTGCGTATTTCCAAATACCTTTGAACACCCCTGATTAATCTAATTCCTTGTAAAAACGCACTGATAGAAATCATTTCATTTTTTAATACAATAATTTTTATTGTACCTTTTTCACGCCCTCCATCAATCGTTTTTAATAGTTCGTTGTAACGAGGTCTGCGAAATGCAATAAAATCTGCAACCCCATAATTCCCAATTTTGAATTGATTATAAAGTTTACCTTCATAAAACAATTCTCTGTTTACCAATGAATCCCTTCCAGATTCAAGGATGATTTTTTCCAAATCTTTTTTCTGTAATTTCATAATAAAAAAACCCTACCAAAATAGTGCAGTTGCGGTGCTACTATTTCAATAGGGTAAACGATTTTTTAACATTGGGAATCCGCAACAATCCCGTTAACGCAACAAATATACAAAAAAAGATTATCTTTGCAACAATCCGTTCTTGTTATTTGTCATTTCATGGGATTAGTGGGGGGATGCCGATGCCCCCCATTTTTTATTTGTAGATGTTTTCTTCTTTTTCGATGTAATAAGTGATTCCATAAACAATCATTGAAATCATTACCATGGCCAACCTTTGGTCTTGTGTCCATTTTAACGCGTTGTAATCGCCTAAAATGAATGAAATGCACACATACACCACCCACACAATCAAAATCGTTCTAATGGCTTGTTTCATGCCTTTTTTAACATTATTGTATCCTCATTTTGAATGTACTGGGCGGGTTCGTAAACTTCCCCCGTTTGTTCGTTCAAATAAATTCCGTGATTCATGTTCTTGTAGGCGTGTTGGTGGAGTTTTTCGCGTTCCTTTAACTCTGCCCTTAATTCCATCACTTGTGGGATGTGGTCATAGTTATACCGACCTCCACCCGCCTTGCGTGTGATTTCGTATCCGTGGTACACTTGCCCATGCCATTTACCCGCTTCGGTCAATGCAAGGGGTTTTACTTGGTCCTGAAAGTTCTTGATGGTATCCGCCAATTCCTTTAATTCAATGTGGAATTGTAGGGGGCAGTAATTGCCACCCCCTATTTCCAACATCGTGTCCGATAATTGCTCAATCATTTTTTTCATCAGAACGGCAAGTCATCGTGTGAAACTGGTTTCAATTGTGCCAAGGTGTCTTGACCATCCACCACAAACTTTTCAAACACTTGTGCGTAGGCAAGTATTTCATGTAACTTGATGTCACCATTGATAACCAAATCACCCGCCACCTTCAATACACTCATACGGGTAATGCGTTTGTCCGTTTCTGGGTCCTTTGGTTTAGGGGTAAATGGTTGCGCACCTGGTTGTGCCATTACGGGTGCAATCTTGTAATAAATGCGGTCTTTGAATTCCTTGGATGTGATGGTGTAATCGGTTTCCACACCCACTTTGAATTTGGTTTGATCCGCACTTTTGGATGCGTACTCACCCGAATCGCCATTGGCAAAGGTGATTTCAAATTTGTACAATGTGCCGTACTGACCATTGTAAGTTCCGTTGGCAGTTACATTGGTTACTGCGCTTCTTTTTTGTTGTTCCATACTATTTTGTTTTTTAATTGGTAGTTTAGTTTTGTTAAAATCTCAAATTGTTTTTCCATTGATAATCCGTTTCGTTTGAATTGGAATTTCCAGGTAGTAACTGTTGCGTAGTTGGCGTGTAATAACTCCGCCAATTCTTTGTTTGACTTGTTAAATACTTGTGTTAGTGCTTCGTGTGTTGTCATTTATGATGATAATTTGATGTGCTTGTCCGAGTGTGAACAACTGCCAATCCTCATGCCCTTCAAAGGTTATGGAATAAGTGCCGTTGTTTTGGTAGTGCTTTTCGATGATGTTGATGTTCTTGTATGTTCTGCGTTGTAAAATGGTTTCAACCGCATCCAATTCAAAAAGGGTTCTAAAATATAAAGTCATATAGTTCCCTCTATTGTCATACCAAAGTGAAATGCTTCGGTGTATGTCATTTGCCCTTCAATGGTTACTTCCCACAATATCATGTGGTCATCGTGCATGAGTTTGGCATCCACACTCCATGGCTTTCTGTATTGGATGATGTAATCTTTCATCTTGTCCAATTGCTTTTGCGTGATCCAAAGTGTTTCTATCATTTTGATTTGCCTTTATACATTCTGCGTTGAACCAACATTTGAGTGAACTCATTGAATTCGGGGATGTACTCATCCTTTTCAAACTGGTAGGGGGTTGCTTCGGGTGTTTGTTCGTAACGCTTGTTGTTGCGTTTGATGCAGTGCCATGAATAACCAATGGCAAATGCAATGGGTGTTCCGATGATTAAGTAAATGATATCCATGTTATTTGTCTTTTCAAAAATAGGTTAAAGTATTTGCAATTCCAAATTAAATTCGTTTTAATATAAAATCAAACGCATCGTGTAAAGTGACTGTGCGGTAAATTTCAGCCATGCGAAAGGCGTGTTCCCATGTTGGTGCATACCATGTTTTGGTGTACAATTCCTTTCCGCTTTCGTTGCGGTATGTGCATTCGTAAATGTTGATGATTGCTTCCATAGTTTTAAGGGGGGCATTAAGCCCCCGTGTTTACAACTAATGCAGTACCCAAAGTATTTGAATAGATGCCATTGTTCAATGAATTAAACAAAACGGCGATGTGTGAACCATTTGCCAATTTTGTATAATTTTTAATTACCGCCGCATAACTAACTTCCCCAGTTATGCAATTGTGAATGAGAACAGAATCTCCTACCTTAAAAGTTTGAGATACTTGATAAATAGTTCCATTTGGGGCTTTTTTGTCGATTGTTACTGTGGTGTTTTTCATGTTGTTTGTCATATTGTTCAGCAAATATACATTTGATAATTGAAATTCCAAACATATACACAAATAAAAAAAGGGATTTTACTCCCTTTCTTTGTAAATGGTTACTTTTCCTTTGTA